AACGCAGTCACCAGAAACCTACGTGCTCGGTATCACATGTAAAGACTGCGAGCGCTAGAGAACCATGGAGTCTGTCCGCCGCCTCGCGCTCCGGATGAAGGTTCGCAAGCTCACGGGGACGGTCGTCCACCACTGCGCCGTTCTCGTGCGGTCGCTCAAGAAGGAGCGCGTCGACGCGAGCATCGTCAAGGGGTGGGCCGTCGCGGACGGTGAGGTTTGCGAGCACTACTGGGTCCGGACGAACGACGAGCAGCTCGACATGGACGTCGGCTACGAGCTCGCGTGCCTATTCACCCCGATGCTCAAAAGCATACACCCCGTGCTCCTCACGGACTTTCCCGACGGGATGCGTCGCGTGGACCACGGGGACCCCGAAAACGCTCGACTCTTCGAGCTGCACAGACATGACCCGGGGGCATTTTGGCGCGAGTCCCCGGGTGATGTCAGATCGTTCCACTAAAACCACGCGTTCGACTCGGTCGCGGGTGCGCGCTTGCGCCACGCAGGCCCCGCTGGGGGTGACGGCGACCTGTTTCGCTTCTTCGGGCCCCCGTACATGTTGAGTCGCGGAGCGCACGTCGGCGACAGGCTCGTGTTCGCGTGCATGATGTACCGGTAAAAGGCGCGCAAGTCGGCGTTCGAGTAGAGCATGACGCCCGGCGCTCGGATGAATGCCCGGAGGCCCGAGGTGCTTGACACGTGCTCCTTGCCCTCGTTCATATTGGTCGCCCAGAAGTTGGTGTTCTTGCGAGCGTTGGCGTTCGAGGGGAGGAACATCTGGGGCGGCGCGTACAGAGACGGCGTCCCGTCGATGAGCTCGCGGTACAAGTGGTGATGCCGCTCACGCAGGAACACCATGAGCTCCCGGCGCATATCATAGCTAAAGACCATCGCGCACCCGTTCATGTGCTTGCGCCACTCGGCCGGCAGGATGTCCTTGTGCTTGGTATACCACGGGTCTATCCTGGGCTTGGTCACCTTTGTCGACGCGCTCGTCCGCGCGCGGCTCGTGAGGACCCGGTCAAAGTTTGTGATGATCGCCTCTTTCTGATTGGCCGTGAGGCTCTGCCACTTCTTCCGGCGGTTGTTTTCCATGAGTTCTGTGGACAATTTAAAACAACATGTGAGGTGCATGTTGTTTTAAAGACCATGACGAGGCTCGAACTCGTAACCTCTTGCTTAGGAAGCAAGTGCACTATCCAATTGTGCTACAGGGCCGCGCGACCTCGGTGAGGCTCGAACTCACAACCTCCTGCTTAGAAGGCAGGTGCACTATCCGATTGTGCTACGAGGCCCGAGGTGCTCCAACCGAGTTTCGATCTCGGATTTGTGGCTCATAAGACCACCACACTGACCATTGTGTTATTGGAGCGTTATTTTTCTAGCAGCCGCACGTAATGAGGGTCCTCGACCTCTTCTCGGGCACCCAGAGCCTCAAGCACACCCTCGGCGCGGGGTACCACGTGACGAGCGTCGACAACCGGCCGGGGACAAACCCCGACATTTGCGCGGACATGCTCACCTGGAACTACAAGGAGCACCTCAAGCCGGGCGACTTTGACGTCGTGTGGGCGAGCCCGCCGTGCACCGAGTACTCCCAGGCCAAGACGGTGGGCCCACGTGACATCGAGGGGGCAAACAAGCTCGTCCGGCGCACCCTCGCGATCATCAAATACCTGCAACCAAAGGCATGGTTCATGGAGAACCCACAGACGGGTCAGTTGAAGAATCAGACATTCATGCGCAAGCTCCCTTTCCACGACGTATCTTACTGCAAGTATGGCTTCCCGTACAAAAAGCAGACTCGGATCTGGACGAACGTCACCGGCTTCGTCGGCGAGACGTGCCACGGCGACTGCGACGCCCTCGTCGTAAACCCAGCCACCGGCCTCCGCATCCACAAGTGCAGCTTTGCCGGGCCCAAGAGGGAGCGAAACGTGCCACTGGCCGAACGCTATAGTGTCCCCCCGCGATTGATCCATTCGCTCTTCGCCGCTTGTTGAACCGCCCCCAACAGGATTCGAACCTGTGACTTTCGAGTTAACAGCTCGACACTCTAACCAACTGAGTTATAGGGGCCTTATTACTCCTCAATAGCGCACTATCTTTAAGTCGTAAAAATATCTCGCGCTACTCTAATGTCCACATACAACATCGCCAGGCTCCAAACATCCATCATCCTTGCCGCGGGCCTGATGCTGTCCGCACAGGGCTTGCGGGATTTCATCGACCGGCGCAAGAACAGAATACCGAGCGAGGTGTCGCTCGCGTTCGTGAACACCACACTCGGTGCGCTCGTGATTTTCATCTGGTATACGGTGTACCGTCTGAACGGGTCTAACTCGTTCGCCAATTAAATTTGCGTGTTCTTACTAATGGGTGACGTCAAACTCGTGGCCGGGCTTTCCGCAATCCTATCTATAGCCCTCTTCATTCTGGCGATAACGACACTGACACAGGCGACCAAGAGAGATGGCGGCGCCCCACAGGACATTCCGGGCGTTATTGCCGGGGCGCTCTACATCGCCATGAGCATCGCCGCCGCCGTCCTTACGAGCAAGGCTATCTTTTAGCACCACCTCGGGTACGTCACGGGACGGTCTCCGTCCTCGAGCAAAAAATGAATCGCATCGCTGAGCAGCAGGGCGTCGCCCGTGCTTTTCACCAATTCGACCCCGTCGGCGCCACCGGCGTCCTAGTCCTCGCCGAGAGCCACACACGTACCCGGAGGACCGCCGCGTCTACGTCGACGTCTTCTGCTGCAGCCCGTCATTCAACCCTGACGCGTGCGCCGAAGCCATTCGACGCGAGTTCGGCGCCGAAGCCAAGTGGGACGTGGTGTGCCGATCCGAGGAGCAGGGACGGTGCTCTTCGGGCCGTAGCCCTTTGGATTTTTAGGATTTAGTTGGAGAAGGCGAGGCCACCCATGCCGCTCTGGATGCGCAGGATGTTGTAGTTGATCGCGAACAGCTTCTGGACCGTGGTGTCCGTCAGTTCCTTCAGGCCGACCGCCACCTGGGCGTTGTCGATGCGAGAGAAGTTGCAGGTGCCAGTCGGCTGGTGCTCCTCGGGCTGCAGCGCGAACGAGTAGCAGTAGATGCCGGCGTACGGGCAGCCGGTGTGGTACAGGTACGGCTGGTACTGGTTGAAGTACTTGCCGGACTGCTCCTTGAAGCGGTCCTGGCCGTTCAGCACCAGCTTAAAGTCGCGCAGGGGGCCCACCTCGCAGCCGTTTATGCCCGCGACGCGCGTGCCCTCCTCGACAAACACCACGTTGGCGGCTGTGTTCGTGGCAGCCTGCACGACGCGGGGGCAGCCGATCGTGTGCGGCAGCAGGGGTGCGGCAACCTTGGCCGGATCGACAGTCACATTCACGTTCGCCGTCTTGGTGGAGAAGTTCCACATCGTGTTGGTGGCGGTCATGGCCGTGCCCGCCGAGTTCTGGTAGCACCAGATCAGCTCCTTCACCGGGTGGTTGAAGGACAGGCGCGTCAGCGAGGCGGATGCGCCGGACGTGACGGTGTCGCCGCCGGTGTGCTGGATCTGCTCGATCAGGTACTCGTGGCCCTTCTGGGCAAACTTGCGACGCTCCTCGGTGTCCAGGTAGATGTAGTTGGCCCAGACCTCCACGGCGTTCTTCGCAAAGTAGCTCTCGTAGTACGTGGTCAGCTCAAAGTCCATGCGGACCTCGTGGTACTGCAGAGCAATCAGGGGCAGGAACAGGCCGGGGTTGCGGTTGAAGAAGAACAGCAGGGGCAGGAACACCGTCGCCTTGGTGCCACCGCCGCTGGGGTTGCCCATGGTGGTCATCTTGCCATAGTTGATCTTGTCAGCCTCGCCGAGGAAGCACTCGGCGTAGAGGCGGAACCACGTCTGGTAGTGCTTGTCGATGCGCTGACCGCCGATGGTCAGCTCCACGGTGGAAATGGCGCGCTCGGCCATCCAGTTGGTGTCGGCGATGGTGTTGTTCGAGGTCAGGTTGGAGGCCTGGATCAGGTCGGACTGCATCGCGACGTACATGTTGCCGACCAGGTCGCCGTTGCGGGCGATGGTCACGGACAGGCGGCCGCCGTTGCCGGAGGAGCCGTTCACGGTCTGCTGGATGTTCTCCATGGCAAAGTTGGTGTGACGCTTGTACACAGCCTGGAAGAAGGTCACCTTAGGGTTGCCGGTCAGGTACACATCCTGTGCGCCGTAAGCAACCAGCTGCATAAGGCCACCCGCCATGATCTCTTTGTACTAGTGCCCAAGAAAAAAAATTCAGATTAAAACTTTCCATTTAAACCCACCCGCTGAGCGCGCGGCTCCTCTACAACACCTGCTTATCCCGCGCCGATCGGCCCCCGTCGCCTGCGACGCCGCCTTGATAGTGTCGAACTCCCGGATCAAAGACGATCCATCAAACGACCACTGCTGAACCTTCTTGAATTCCAAGACCTCCTTGGTTTCCTTGTCGGCTTCATCGACGAATTTCCAATGGAAACCACCCGCCGACGCGCGTTTCCCGTTACAGACCTTGGTGATGTGACAGGCGTCCGCTCCCGTCGCCTTGAAACCCTCGTCGATAGACCCGAACGTCCTGAGGAGTTCGGACCCATCCTTGGACCATTGTTGGACCGGCTTGGTGTTCGCCTCCCTGAGAGCCTGGCGAGCCTCGGCCGAGTGGTTCTTTCCGAACATCGGATGACGTTCGGCTGAACGGACCGTGCTCATGAGCGCCTTGGTGTCCTCGTGGAGCACCTTATTCAGGTTCCCACCGGCCTCGTTATTGAAACCGTTTGGAGCGAGGGTGTTCCGCTCGGCAATCTCACGGATCTCGAGCTCGTCGAGACGCGCCTCCCAATTCCCCGTCTTGGGGAACTCGTGAAGGATCTCGATGACAAAATCACCCCAACCATACTTACGAATTGAATTGTACGACCGTTCTTCGCCTCTGAGATGTGCCCGTTGAGTCGAACTTGGAAGTCATTCTGAGTCGTCTGGCCGATGTACTCGTGGAACGGCGCCACCTTGCACTTGATCGAGTAAATGAACGGCATCCCTTGGGCTATGAAGAGCCCAAGCCTTTAAGTCTTCAGGCAAGCTGCCGAAAAAAAATCCAGGCAAACACCAAGGATGAACCCAGCGGATGTAAACGCCCTGAAACATCAGACCAACCTGTTGAATGTCATACCAAACCCGAACGCCAACAAGCTCGCCACCGCAAACAACCGAGTCCTGAAGGCGAACGCCGCACTGAACACGTCCGTCAAGAACTTCAAGGCGGTCGCGAGCAACGCGAGCCTGAACAAGCTCGTGGCGGCCCAGAACCGGGTCAACAAGTTTCTCCACGAGCGCAACTCCATCTCGCAGGCGCTGGTGCGCTGCATGACGAACAATAAAATGTCGCGCAACAGAAATGTCGGCATCTGAGCCAATCGAGGAGCACATGGAGGACGAGGAGGAGGACGAGGACGAGATGTGCGAGGACGGCTTCGACCCCATCATGTCCGTCTTGATGACCGACGACGGTGAGACGCTCCCGACGATCCTCGTGTCGGTCAAGGCGGCGGTCGAGAAGATTGCTGACGCACTCGACACCCAGAATAAGATTCTGATCAAGCTGCTGAGCGCGATGGCGCCTAGATAAAAATGTGACGAGTCAAAAAGGAAAGGGCACATGGACGCTGTGCACATCATAGAACGTGAAGCGACCGAAGCTCACGCGAATGAGATCCGAATGGAAGTCCTCCGTTCGGATGTCAGTAACTTGGCCGCGGACCCTCTCGAGGCGTTTGTCGGCGAGCTCGAGCGCAAAATGGGGTTGAACTGCAAGGGTGACCGGTTTGCGCCGCTGACGAGCGGGTTTCGCCACTTTTTCCGAGACGACGAGCTCGACGCGAGCGGCATGCCCACCAACGTGGACCTCGACCGCATCGTCGAGCAGAAGCGCCGCTTCGTCAACCTCTTCTCCGAAATGTACCACCGTGCCAACGAGCTCACCATCCTGGACAAGGCGTCCGTCGACGTGAACCAGGATGAGTTTCGACTCGGCCATCGCATCACGCGCTTGATCGAGACGGTTGACGACGCGTACGAGATCATCTTTCGGTACGTCCGGTCGTTCGAACGGATCAACCACCCGACGTACGTCCCGATCAAGGGTGACATGGACCACTCGCTGTTTCGCTGCAAGACGCTCGACGCGGCGGACGAGGAGGAGGAGCAGAACAACCCGTACCAGAAGCTGCTCCTCTTCCTGCTGAACCAGACGTACCTGCTGAAGATGCGGCGCTACGGCGACCACTGCTGCAAGCAAGTGGCCACGCCCGACGGCCACCTCACCAAGGCGTGGAAGGAGGTGATTGAGATTAAGGACTTTGTCTACCACTACACCCAAAAGGAGAACAAGTATGACATGTGGAAGAACATGACCGCGCGCGGCGCCAACGTGGGCGACACCGTCAAGCACCTCACCAACTGCAAGGACCTGCAGTTTCCCGAGATTCGAAAGAACCGCCACGTGTGGTCCTTCAAGAATGGCCTGTACGTCGGCAAGGAGTGGAACGGCACCCTCGGCAAGTTTGTCTCCCACTTTTACGACTACACCTCGAGCGCATTCCGCACGCTCGACCCGACCATCGTGAGCTCGCGCTACTTTGACTTGCCCTTCACGGAGCACGAGGGCGCGGCTGACTGGTACGACATCCCAACCCCGCACATGCAGCAAGTCATGGACTACCAACGCTTCCCGGAGGATGTGTGCCGATGGCTCTACGTGTTTTGCGGCAGGCTGCTGTTCGACGTGAACGACATGGACAGCTGGCAGGTCATGCCGTTCCTCAAGGGCATCGCCGGCTCGGGCAAGTCGACCATCGTCACGAAGATTTGCGGCAAGTTTTACGAGGGTCAGGATGTGCGCACGCTGTCGAACAACATCGAGAAGAAGTTTGGGCTCGAGTCCATCCACGGCGGCTTCATGTTCATCAGCCCCGAGGTCAAGGGTGACCTGGCGCTCGAGCAGGCGGAGTTTCAGTCGCTCGTGAGCGGGGAGGACATGAGCATCGCGCGAAAGAACAAGTCGGCCAAGAGCATCACGTGGAAGACGCCCGGCATCCTCGCCGGCAACGAGGTGCCCAACTGGCGCGACAACTCTGGCTCGGTCCTCCGGCGCATCCTCGCGTGGAACTTTGCGCGCGCCGTCACGGACGCGGACCCGCACATGGAGGCCAAGCTCGAGCTCGAGCTGCCGACCATCATAAACAAGTGCGTCAAGGCGTACCTCGAGTATGCCCAGAAGTACTCGGACAAGGACATTTGGAACGTCGTCCCGGCGTACTTCAAGATGGTGCAGACGCAGGTGGCCATGGTGACCAACACCCTCCGGCACTTCATGGCGTCCGAAAAGGTGGAGTACGGCAAGGAGCTGTGCTGCCCGCAGAAGGTGTTTGTCAACATCTTCAACCAGCACTGCCAAGAGAACAACCTCGGCCGGCCGCGGTTCAACCCCGACTTTTACGCGGGACCGTTTGGCTCCAAGGAGATTGAGGTGCGCATGCACGCGATGACCTACAAGGGCACACAGTACGTCACGCAACCGTTCATCTTCGGATTGGACATTGCGGAGCAAGGCATTGCCGCGATGGATGAATATTAATACGCGCACCTAAGTATATGAATAATAATAAGTATGTCAACGCAAACATCAACGCCGGCGTGTTCTTCCGACTGACACGCCCCGTCGTAACCAGACACAGCGTCACTCTCGATGTGGGTGGGAAGTTATCGCTCGATAGGTTCCTTACGAAAGCATTGCCAGATGGTGTCGTTGAGCTCATCGGGCGAAAGCACTTGACCGGGAAGATAAAGTTCAAGCGAACCAAGTCAGGTGTGGAGGGTGACACAAAAGAAGTCCAATGTATCCGATTTAAGATTGAAACAAGTGAAATCAAAGCAACCGTCGTCGCATATTGCAGCACTGGCAACATCCGAATTTGGACCCCTAAATCGCACGACCCGGTTGTAGACTTTCTGAAAGCCCATTACCTCCCCGCAGGGACGACGTGTGTCGCAAAAGTCACCTCCCGGCAAGGCATGTTCAGCGTGAACCGGACGATCGACATTGCAAATCTGCGCAAGGCTTTCGAGACGCGCATACCTATGAGCGTAGCGGCACTCTCGGTGCACAATCCACTTAACAAGTCGTCGTATGACAAGGCATTTCAAAAGGTGTCGGTGACGTGGAACACCCCACACATTGCATTCGCCTTTTTTAGCACGGGCAACATCCAGTTCCACATCGGGCCGGGTGTCACCCTAGCTGACCCGCCCCGGATTTTCAAGTCGCTCTTCACGGATCATAAATTTCCGCAAAACAAAGTGAGCGAGACGAGCATCTTCTCGAACGCTCTCAATTCACCCATGGTCGCGGGCAACAACAATCGCAACACGCGTCTACGAGCCGAACAGTCACGCGGACTCGACTATGTGCTCGGCATGAATGCACACTGTAACGATCAAACGTGGGAGACACTGCCATCGAAACCAAACCACTACATCCGTCCCGGGCCGGCGTCCGGGCGCCCTATGTACTATCCAGTACCGCCCAACCCTGCGCACGTAAGGACAAAGGTGCTCAAAGCCTATGAGAAAGTGGGAGTGTGGCCGCTTCAGATACCCAAAAATACCCTTACTAAGTTGGGGATAAATAACCCGGGCCTTGACCACTCGTTCGCACCTGCCAAGAACAGCACGCGCGCCAAGAACTTTGAGGAGAGGAGGGATGGATTTTACGTCCGCCCGGGCACGGGGGGTGTGCCCACCTTCTATAAGATTCCAACGCACAAAGTATCCGGTGGCAAGACTGTCCAAAAGGCTTATCAAAAGGCGGGGGTGCCCATCCCGCAATACATCAAGAACATGTTCAAGGTGGCCAACCTCTCACCTGCTACGGGGCTGAACTTGCACATCACAGGCAACAAAGCGATTGCGATGTTTAACGGCAAGCAGATTGGTCGGTACGACAAGCCGACACTGCTGCGAATCGCACGCGGGCTGCCCGGGAACAAGGGTATAACGGTGACGAATGGCATGTCCAAGGCGGCACTGTGCAAATTGATCATAAATGCAACCGGAGCGGCCGCACTTCACAACCAAGCCAAGCCGAACATCATCTTTGGCGAAAAGGCGTACACCTTCCACCCGCAACTCGTGCGATATGACGTGGCCGCAGCGAACCTGTACGGTAATAGGGCGCCTGGACAGTCGCACGTTTTCAAGACCATGAAGGAACGCAACGCGCTTGCCAAGGCATATCTGTCCAACGCCCAACACGTGACGTACGAGGGAAAGCCCGTCAATAACCGGTACAATTACATGCTGGCCGTGAAGAAGGGGCGCGCGAACGGCACACTCTCCGCCAAGAAGAACAAGACGCCGACGCCGACGCCACCACCGCCGCCGAACAAGGCGGCCGCGGCGAACAACAACCGGTGGGTGAACCTGCCGATGTTTGGGTTTGCCGGGAACGGGCGCGGGGTGGCAAAACACGCCCTGAATCACGCGTACAACCCGAAAAACGCTATAAAGTGGTAATGTCGAAAATCTTATAGAGGATGTTGAAGAGCTCGTCGCGCGTCTTGAGCCGCGTCGGGTCGACGATCTCGAGCTCGATGTGATAGGTTGTGTCGTTATCGGCATCGGGGTCGTCCTGGTCACCCTTCATCACCGACATGTCGATCGACAGGTTTTTGCGAACAAAGGACCACCGCTTCTTCGACTTGACCGCCTCCATCACCTCGTCGTCGTCCCGCACATACGGCACCTCGGACGAGATGCCTATCCGCACATCGTACGAGCTGCCAGTGAGCGTAAAGTCGTCAATCGCCAACCGCTTCTTCACGACGGCGACAGACTCGTCCGTCTGCTCGTCAACCGTGATGCGCTTGCCGCCCGGCCCGTAGTACACCGCGTACTGCTT